TTGATGTAAAGATTACCGTTAAAATCGCCAGAGATATTTACTGACTCTGACATAAATTGCTTGAAGTTTTTCATTAGTTACAGTTCCAACGACGAAGGGCTTTGTTAATTCTTGAATCTGGATCTCTTGCAGTTTCGGCAGAAGTCAATCTCTTTTTCATACCTTTCATTCTGCTGCAAAATGATTTACGACGTGCTGCTCTCTTACCAGTTGGTTTCTTTTCAGTTACTGCAGTTTGAAGTTTTGAACCTGGATTTTCGCGGCGATATGCATTAACTGCTTTTTGACTGAGACCATCAGTTTTATCTTGACGATTTACTTTTTGCCAATCTTCTACATGTAAAAACTGTTCGCCTGGTTTAATATCAGAAACATAGAATGATTGAACTTTTGCTCCAGGATAAACTTTATCAATTTGATCTTGAACTTCACTCTTATTTGGTTTTGATACTTGTGGGAAGAATAGTTTCATACCATAATACTTTCCTCTCCAAGTCATAGTTACCATAATAATGTTTCCAGTTTTTGATGGAAGACGAATTGCTTCTTCAAGGTTAGTTTCTTCTGGAACGCAGTTTGGAACCAGTTTTTTGCCTTTCTTTTTCATTCCAACTTGTTTATACCCATCCCAACATGCTTCGTCCATTTCTCCACCAGCAACATAGTCTGCTGCAGTGTCAATGTAATCTGCCGCTTTAGTAATCTTGGACTGAACCCATGCTTCCAAATTTCCTTCACCATTTTCAACTTTTGCTTTAAGTCTTCTAACAGCATCTACAATAGTACTCAGTTCAGAGCGTGCCATTGAATATTCTTCATCCTTTACAGAAACTTTATCCCACGCTTTTTCGCCATAGGAACATTCGGATCTTGTTTCTCTTTTCTTGCACAAAGGACAATATCTTTCTTCCTCATGCATATGCATTTCCTCTGTTTTAGTTCCCCAATTTGAAGCACCAACCTTGCGACATTTAACCAATGCTCCTGATGCATATGCACTTGGCCAAACATCATATCTAGATTTCACCTTATGATAACAAGCATCTTTTTTACCGCTACCCTTTCCTGGTTTGTCTTTTACTTCTTGAATATCCATTCCTTCAGTTCTGACGTTTGTTGGTTTTGCTCCGCCAGTTTTTTGTGGTTGATCAGGATCTTGTCTATTTTTTCTTATTCTTGCTCTTTCCTCTTCATCTGCGCTAAGATTGCGCTTCATTTTAGAACTTCCACATTTTGGTGTAGAAGTTTGTCCAGGTTGACGAGCACAAGGTTTTCCAGCCCATTTACCACCCAACTGAACCCATCCCGATTTTCCATCAGAAGATTTAGATTTACCAAACCAGTCACGAAGACCCTCATCACCAGACTTAGTTTCTTCGTATGCAATACCTCTTTTTGTGTGCTTAAGTTCACCCTTTTGTTTTGCAATTAATTTTTTAGACCCAGCACCAACATTAATGTCGATAGGATTTTCGTCTGGAGTTTTCTTTTTGGGGTTATCATAAACATCCACATCACCATCAGCATCACGATCAACATACTGAACTGTTGAGTGATGAACTAATTGCTTTAGGTCAAGATTAGGATCCAACTGATGTTGTTTCCCCTTGAGGTGCGGTGTTTTATGTGAAAATTTTTGAGGTTTCATTCAACTGGTTTTGATTTTGTTTCTTCACCTTTTGCTCTCTTTCTTCTCGCTGCACAGTGAGCACGTTGAGAAAAACCTTTGGGGTTTGAGCAATCAATACTCTTTTTATATTTATTAGACCACTCTTCTTGAAACTGTTTAAACGTCTTCATTTTTGGATTGTTGCTTAATTAATTTAGCAAGTTCTGCGGTAGAACCAACAAATAATGCATTGGTAACATTAGTTGGTCCTTTTGTATTATTTTCTTCTTCAATATCTTTTAGTTTTTTCTGCAAATCCATTAACTTGTCAGTGGCATCAGCAACATTCTTTATAAGTTGTCCAGCAACTTCATATGCTCTTGGCATTTCACTTTCTTGTGCTAACTCAAGAATACCATTAATTGCTTCTTGACCTTTTTCTATTAACGAATATAAATTTCCCCGTGTATATTCATAATCTTTTTTTATGTCTTCAGTAGAAAACTCTTTACCTTCAACCTTTTTTTCAATTGATAATTCCACTTCAGGATGAACTAAATCTCCAGAAACATTAAATGCATCATTTAGCCCATCAAAGTTTTTTGTCATCTTCATGCAAATCCACCATCAAATCCAAAATCATCGCCTAGTTCAATCAATGCATTATCTGTTGCAGTGATAGTTCCAACACCAGTTCCAGTTACGTGTTCTGCAGCAGTAGTGCCATCTTGAGCACGCTTGACTGTGAGTTGATTGCCAGACTTAGATTCAACATACATTGATTCATTATCAATAACAATGTAAATATTTTCTGCAATTGAAGATGCATCATCAACCAAGAATGTTGTTACTTTGTCACTTATATCAGTTGATATAGAGGTAACAAAATTTCCATCATAATTTTTAGTTGCTCTTGGTTCAACAGAATATGTAACGTCTCTTCCAACGGCTTTTGCGCCAGGACCAGATGCTCCAGTAAGATAACCAACAGAAACCTTTTTGATGATATCCGCTGTTGCAGAAGAAACGGGACCAAACAGATAAGTCTTTGCTGTAAATCTCAATGTGTAAATTAGTGCTCTTCTTGTGGTAAAATCACCTTCATAATCATCATTCATTGTGATGCTATCAAGGACAATCGGAATATCTCTTTTTTCTCCAATTTCACTTATAAGGTTGACACTTAAATTGAATGAAGGTTGAAAATATGGCAAAATCTGTTCCACAATTTGAAGCATATCATCATTCAACTTAGTTAAAATATTAAGTTCAAACTGCATATTATAAGGAACAGGCATAAAGACCTTTTTTTCTTGGGTCTTATTCGATGTATTAGTTGTAATAAATGTTTGAGTTGTAGTTACCTTTCTACTTGGATCATAATTCAGCCCAATAAACTCAAAAGACATTCTTGGAAGACTGATTTGAACAGGTTTATTCAAATCTGGAGATTGTTCTAATCTTGCCAAAAACTTTTGCATTGGACCATACGCCAATGGTACTTTAATTTCACTAACAACATCATCGCTGCTGTCAGTATGTTTAATGGTCATTCCATTAAATAAAGTACCAAAGGCGATTACCGTCTTTCTTAATATTTCGTGGTAAAAATATTCAAACATTTTGAAAAAATTATTTGTAAAATAGCGAACAAATTCGTAAGATTATTTATGGTGTCCCGAATGGGTTCTTTTCTGTAAAATCTAAGATTGCATCAGCTTCGGTTTCAATATTGTCATTATCAGCATAAGGATCGACAATATTATCAGTATTAAGGGTTAATATTGCTCTACTTGCACTACTTGCAGATCCAACAAGTGTTTCACCCCTTAAGAATGTTCCGGTGATAATCTTTAGTTCTAATACATTTGTAGTGGAATTCCAAGAATTAACATAAGCTGTTGTTCCACTTACTGATCCTGTTACAATCTCATTAAATGTATAACTTCCAGTATTACCAACACCACTTGGCGAACCAATTGTAATTGTTGGTGCTGAAGAATAACCAGAACCAGCATCAGTAATTCTAATTGCAGTTACAATACCAGCAGAACTAATGATGGCAGTTCCTGTTGCTGTAGTTCCCAATCCAATAGGACCACTAAATGTTACTAATGGTGGAGTAGTATATCCACCACCACCATTCGTGATGGTAACAACTCCAACAATTCCTGTTGCAATTCCCGTTGTGGCAGCGGCTCCAGCACCTCCTCCACCAACAAAAGCAACTCCTGGTGCAACAGTGTATCCATAACCAGGATTAATAAGTTCAACGCCTTGAACTTTCTGATCGTTGGTAATACCTATACAATCAACCAATCCAGTTATCATTGTTGCAATACCAACTGCTGTTAAACCACCAGATGGTGCAGAGGAAATAGCAACTCTTGGTGTTGATGTGTAATTATCACCACGATTTGTTAGTGTTATATATCTTACGCCACCATTTACAATACCTGTTATTGCTGCTGCAGTTGATGCAATTCCAACCATAGTCAAGGTTTGAATATAACCCTGATCTTGGACATTATCATCAATTTCATCAACATTAGTATCAATTACTTCATCTTCATATCTAAACAATTCGCAAGTTAATTGATAAACATAATTTTTTTGAAGTTGATAAAATGGTTTTTCATGCTCAACGTATTTAATTTCAAATAATCTATCCCCAAGAGGAAAATAAACTAAATCACCTTCTTTTGGTCTAGTCGAAAGTTCAATATTACTTAGATTTTTGATAAGTGGTGTGATATACTCTTCGAATCTTTCTTTTGAAATTGTCAAAATAAGATCATCCATTTCTTGGATACCAAATTTTGACATCAAAGTTCCTAGACCATTATATCCTTCATATGTATCAACATATGCCTCAATTGGATATGCATTATCAAACTTTGATTCAATAACTTCTCTAATAATAGTGTTTTTTGTGATGTATTTTCTTGGAAGATAATATATTTCTACTCCATATATTTTTAACTGCTCATTTATCAAGTCTTGAATAAGACTTTGTTCTGTTTTAGATCCCTGTTGAAAAAATGGATTAAGCATATGATTAACCTATCATATCAAGTGGTGGAAGTTCATATGTATTGGACATTCTTTCCATTATGGCATCTAATTCTTTTTGTGCGTCATCATATATTTGTCTACCGTTTAATTCAACACCACCAGGAAGTTTTACACCCTGGAATTTAATTAGGTTTTGTCCCCATTGTCGCTTAATGAGAGCAGTTAGATATAATTTTAGAAAAGAATCATTCCACACACGACTAAAATCATTTGGATCTAAAGCACGGAAACAGTCAATAACAAAATAATCACCAACACTAACGTTACCCCAATCAATATCAAGATACAATCTATCCATTCTTTGATTGAATCTAATCTGTTTTTGTGTTGTTAATAGAAAATCCATATCTTCAAGATATGTTTTAACCATTGCATAGGTTAGTAATTCTGTTGAACCCCAGTAGTAAATATCGTTTAAAAACATCTGATATTTAACACTGAACATATTATTAGTTACAGTGTTAGTTCCATCAAAGTGAAATATTTTTGTGATTCCAATGATTGATGGTGGAATCTGTAAGTAATTACTATTTTCTTTATATGAAAACGTTGTCGCTGCACCCGCTATTGTTGCAGATGCTGTTGTTGTAACAATTCCTGCTGTTGGATTTGATCCATTAGGCGCTCTACCCCTATCAATATCTTCTTGAGTGATTTGGTATTTTAGATACATTTGAGAGACGCCATCAAAATGCCTCTCTTGAAAAAATTGAATTGCATCATCAACCAAGTCATCAATTTGTTCATCTGCAACGTTGATTTCCAAAAC